AGCAGATTTGGGTGGCGTTGCAATGATGATGACTTATGCAGGCCTTATGGATAATTCTGATCAACATGATCCAATGATTGTTAAATGGGGCGCTGAACTTACAAAGTTGATGGACAAATATGGGCTTACATTGTTTGGCCGTAATGAAACACCACAAGTTGTTGAGGGAGGTTCACCTTTAGATGCAATCAAATCTAATCGGGTCACCAACTCCGAGAATATCGACCACACAAACAACAAACCAAACTAAAGGCCATGAAGTCATTGAACTTGCCAAACAAATGGGCATGCCGTTGTTGCCTTGGCAAGAATATGTGATTCTTGATGGTTGTAAAGTTAAAGACAGTGGTGATTTTGTAAGTAAGACAAACCTGCTGATTATTGCAAGGCAAAATGGTAAGACTACGCTCACAAAATTTAGGATTCTTGCAGGGTTGTATTTGTGGGATGAAAGATTGCAGATTGCTACTGCACAAAATCGTGATGTTGCTTTGGAAACTTTCAGATCAGTTGTTGAAATGATTGATGGCCATTCCTGGCTATCTTCAAAAGTTAAATCAATCACTAGGGCTAATGGTCGTGAAGAAATTGAACTGAAGAATGGTTGCCGATACAAAATCATTGCACCGACACCTGGTGCAGCGCGTGGACTTAGTGCAAACACTGTTTATCTTGATGAAGCACGCATGCACAAATCAACAGATGGCTTTGCTGCTCTTGCCTACACAATGCAGGCTGCCAAACATCCCTCAATGTGGATCACCTCAAATGCTGGAGATATAACTTCAACTTTACTTAACCAATTGCGCGCTAGGGCTTTGCACAAAATTGAAAACAACACAGATGATGACATTGCCTACTGGGAATGGTCAGCAGAAGCAGGCTTAAAACTTTCAGATCGCAAAGGATGGGTGCAAGCCAACCCTGCTTTGGGTCACACAATTACAGAAGATACTTTGCAATCAAGAATGAACGATAATCCAAACATCATTGCCACCGAAATGCTTTGCCAATGGGTAGACACAATCCAATCACCTTGGAGTGCCGGAGATTGGAACGCCTGCCAACAAAATGGCCTCAAACTTACACCAGGAAAACCAACTTGGATTGGTGTTGAAATATCACCAGACAGAACAGGCTTTGCAATAGTCGGATCACAAATGATGGAAGATAAATCAATTGCAGTTGGCCTAATGGATTTACAAAACCAAGAAAATGCTATTGATGATCTTAAAATTGCAAGCCATGTTGCAGAATGGGCAAAGAAATACAATGCTGAAGCAATCATCTTAAACAAATTTAGTGGCGACAGTGTTGCAGCCAAACTACGCATGGGATCAATTAACGCTGAAATTATTACAGGTGCAAAGTACTACCAGGCATGTGATGAAACCCTTGGTGCAATGGCAGGAAACAGAATCACTCATGGTGGACAACCGGAACTAACAGCATCAGTCAATGCGTGCATTAAGAAAACAACTGAAGCCGGATCATGGTATGTGTCAAGGCGAAAGAATGCCACAGCAGCAATTGCAATGATGCTTTCAATACATAAAGCAACTGAAAGACAAGACTCAGGACAATTTGATATATTAGTGTCATAAATTAACACGCCCAACAGTCGGACAGTGTATGATATAAGCAACAACTATGAGATAATTGCGAGACTATGGGAATTTACTCAAAATACATTCAGCCACAACTTAAAGCAGCAATTGCACCTTATGTATTTCCGGACAAACCACTTTCATTATTTTCACCAGGCTTTGATGGTGTCACATCAACATTTGTAACAAGACGAGAAGCCCTAAGTGTACCTGCATGCGCAAGAGGCCGAAACATTATTGTCGGTACTGCCTCAAGTTTAGAATTACATGTTAAAAGAAAATTTGACAAAACAAGAGTTGAACCAACACCAACAATAATTTCACAGCCAGACAAAAACATGCCAACAGCAGTTGTCTACGGCATGACAGCAGAAAATTTGTTGTTTCATGGTGTTGCATATTGGCAAATTAAAGAACTTGATCCAGCAACAGGCAGACCATCACAAATCAGATGGATTGATGCACCAAGAGTTTCACAAGTACTTGATTCAACCGGTGAATTAGTAATCGGCTACCAACTAGAAGCACAAAGACTTCCAGACAATGGTGTTGGATCATTGATTCAATTTACTGGCATTGATCCAGATGGTGTTTTGAATCGTGGTGGCAGAACATTAAGAACAGCAGCAGCACTTGAAAGAGCAGTGTTCAATTATGCTGAAACACCAACACCAAGTGTTGTATTAAAAGCAAATGTGCCAATGGATGCAAACAAAGCAACAGCAATCTTAAACGCTTGGAAACAAGCAAGACAAACAAAAGGCACTGCCTTTTTGTCAGATAATGTGGATATGCAGTCTGTCGGATTCAATGCAGCCGATTTACAACTTACAGAAGCACGCGAATATCTTGCAAAAGAAATTGCTAGGTTAATGAATATTCCAGCATATTATCTTGATGCATCAACAAACACAATGACATACTCAAATGTCACAGCCGAACGCAGAGCACTTCTAGATTTCTCACTTCGCCCATTGCTAACAGCAATTGAACAAAGATTGTCAATGGATGACATAACAGTTTCAACACAATATGTTGAATATGACTTGGATGACTTCTTAAGAGGTAATCCATTGGAAAGAGCAGATGTTTATTCCAAGTTAATTCCACTTGGAGTACTTACAGTAGATGAGGCAAGAATGGAAGAAGATTTGGTGAGATGATGGAAATTAAATTTACAAGCGACATATTAACAGCGAACACATCCAAAAGAGAAATCACAGGAATCATAGTGCCTTTTGGAAAACCCGGATTGACAAACTTTGGTCGAGTCATATTTGAACAAGGTTCACTTAAACTTGGCAATGATGTCAAACTATTTGAAGATCATGACATGAACAAAGTGCGTGGCAGAATGATAAGTCACGAAATCACACCAGTTGGAATTATTGGCAAATTCAAAGTTGCACGCACATCAGCAGGTGACGATATTTTGGCACTTGCACAAGACGGCTTAAAATCCGGATTGTCAATCGGTGCATCAATAGACCAATACGAAAACAAAGAAGATGAAATTTATGTGACATCAGCATCAATCTTGGAAGTATCAGTCGTTGATACTCCTGCATTTGCTGAAGCACAAATAACAGATGTCGCTGCTCAAAAAGCAGACGAAACAGAAGTCACTGCAATCAGCGCAAGTGATGAACAAACAAACCAAACCGAAAGTGAGGTCACTTCAATGGGAAATCCTGAAGAAGTAACTCCAGTGGTCGAAACTGCGCCAGAAGTTGCAGTTGAAGCCTCTAAAGCAGTACAAGCACCAGTTGCTTATGCAAAACCACGCGTGAACACAAATGTTACTGCTGGTGAATATGCAAAAGCACAATTCAATGCATCAAGAGGAAACTCAGATGCACGCGATCTAGTTGCAGCAATTGATGCAGCAACAACAACCGAAAATATCGGTGTTGTACCACCAACATACCTACGCGATTTAATCGGCATCATTGATAACTCAATGCCATTTGCTGATTCATTAGAGCAAGGTGTATTACCTGCAAGTGGAATGAAATTCTACCGACCAGTTATTGGAACACAAGCAACCACAGCAGTTACAGCAGAAGCAGTTGAATTTGATTCAACAGACACAACAATTACTTCAAAAGAAATTGATGTTGTCAAAATTGCTGGCGCAAACAAAGTATCAGTTGAACTTCTTGACAGAAGCGACCCTGCATACCTAGATGTGTTATTGCGTGAACTTGCAGCATCATGGGCTCAAAAAGCAGATGCATATGCATTCTCAATTGCATTAGCAGCACCAGGATCATCTTCTGGCGCAACACTATACGCAGCAATTGCTGATGGTATTGCAGATTCATACGCAGTACTTCGCAAAACTCCAAATAGATTCCTTGCAGACACAGGAAACTTTGCAGAGTTACTTGCAGCAGTAGATGGTTCACAAAGACCACTATTTGCAGCAGCAGCACCACAAAACGCAGCAGGTCTTATGACCCAAGGTTCAACAGCAGGAACAATCGCAGGATTGGGATTAGTTGTTGATCCAAACTTTGACACCGGTACAGGCGTTAAAGGCGTAGTTTATTCAAGTGACGCTGCAACAATGTACAAGTCAAGCGCATTCCAACTACGCACCAATGTTGTTTCAACAGGTGAAGTTGAAATTGGAATCTATGGTTATGTTGCAACATGTGCAAAATACCCAACTGCATTCCGTAATTTGACTGTTGCTTAATTAGCGACCAAAGAGTTGCCTGGCAGGTTAGACCCCTGTCCTGCCAGGTAACACCACACACGAAAGGTAAGACATGGCATCAATAATCACACCAGCAGAATTACGATCTGCACTGAACAATGTGAGTTCAAGTTTATACAGTGATGCCGTATTAACAGAAATCATTGACACAGCCGAATCAGTTGTCGGCAATCTTTTAGTCAAATGGAACGCACCAATTGACAAACACAAACACGAAACATCAACCATCACAACTTTACACACAACTAAACCACACAAATTTTACAAAGGCCAAACAATTGCAATTGAAGGCATTCAAGCCCATGTTAATGGCAGCAAAACAGTATTAGAAGTTGTTGATGAATTTACTTTTACAGTTACAACAACAGCAGTTCCGGTACATAGTGATTATTACAATGTGATACCTAATGGCCTTGCAGCAGCAAACGATTTATCACAATACGCAGATGTTGCACCAGTTGAATCAGCAGTGCTAACAGTTTCATTAGATGTATTCAAAGCACGCACATCAGCCGGATCAGTTCAACAGGGACTTGATTTTGTCCCACAACCTTACATATTAGGCCGTACTATTCAAAACAGAATTATTGGAATGCTTGGCGCATATATTGATGTTGAGGCGTTAATCGGATGACATTAGCAACACTACGCGCAAACCTTAAAACAGCAATCACATCAAACAGTGTTTATTCAGTGGTTGATTTTGGTTCAGAAATTGTCACAACACCAAGCATCATGATTTTGTCATCTGATCCATGGCTTGAACCAGTAACACTTGGAAACAATAAGGCTTGGCGTGTCAGATATGTATTAGAATTAGTTGCAGCACCAAATACAAATCCTGGTGCGTTAGTACAACTTGAAACAATGGTTGGCACAGTCTTGCCATTGATTCCACAATCTTGGCAGATACTCTCAGTTTCCAGCCCAAGGATACGACAGGCGAATAGCAATGATGTTTATTCGGTTGAAGTGTCAATTACAACAATATACAATCCATAAGAAAGGAAAGACAAAATGCCAACATCAGTATTTACAGGTAGAAATATTGCACTGACCTACAAGGCAGTGAATTATGATGACCAAATTACAAGTGCAACAGTTACATTAGATGATCCAAACGGACAAGTGCAAACCTTGAATGGATTAGTTGATTATGTAATTGACAAAGAAGTTGGAACAGTAACACTTGAAATCCTGCAAGACTGGGGCGTTGCGAGTGGCTTCTGTGACACATTGTGGACAGATGCAGATACAAATCCAACCACAACACAAGCAATGACATTAGCAATCAACGGCAAAACAATGACATTGACTGTACTTCCAAAAAGACCAGATTTTGGTGGAACTGCACCAGATGCATTAACTGTTACAGTAACAATGCCAATCCGATCAGTATCAATAGCGTAACTATCGAACAGGGGTCACCTAATGTTTAAGATACAAATAGAATGGACACTTGCAAATGGAAAGTCCTACGAAGAATGGACTATTCCATGGGAAATTGCTCAGGCTGAAAAAGAGACTAAAACATCTTTCATTGAGTCTTTCAAAAAAGAATTACCTCCAAGCCTGGAACAACAATTCTGGCTCGCATACCAAATGCAAAAACGAATCAGTGATAAGCCAGTTGGTAAGTTTGAAGATTGGCGATCACAAGTTGTTCACATCAATTCAAAGGATTTTGCAACAACAAATTTTACACAGCCGGAAGCATAGAACGGACTTTGATAGAACTGGCAATTGTTTCGCGCCAACCATTGTCAGAGTTCAAAACGCTTTCGGCAGAGCAGGTATCAACAATTGCAGATGTGGTGAGTAAATATCATGGCAACTAGACCTTTTGAAATTAAGATTGCTGACAAAGATATCAAAGCCATATTAAACACTTTCAAAAACATGGATGATATTGCAAAAGAAGATATGAAGAAAACATCCAGAGATATTGCTAATGATGCTGCATCTGCCATTGGTTCAGCATTGCAAGCAACTAAACAAGGTCAAGCACTTGCAAGATCAATTAAAGTTTCAAACAGTTTCAAACGAGGCCCAGTTATTAGCATTGGTGGGGATAATCCAAAACTTGCAAATGGTACACCAGTTGGTGCAATTGCACTTGGTGTTGAATTTGGTGCTTATCAAGACAGGCCACGCAAGAGAAAAGGCAAATCAACTGATTATGTTGGTTATAGACAATTTCAACCAAGATCACCACGCGAGGGCAGAGGCAATGCCGGTTACTTTATATTTCCAACACTCAAAGCATTGCAACCTTATATAACCAAAAGATGGGTTGATGAAGTTGATAGAATAAGACGAGAATGGCGCGAAAGGAATTAACATGGCAGACATTAGAACACTGAAACTGCAATTACTTGCAGACACAGCGCAATTCTCAACTGGCTTAAATAAAGCATCAACAGACACACAATCCTTTACTTCTAAAGTAGATAAGATTGTTGCAACAGCAGCCAAAGCATTTCTAGGCCTTGCAACAGCAGTTGGCACAGCAGCATTTGCAATTGGTGTCAGTGCAGTTAAGGCTGCCATTGAAGATGAAAAAGCCCAGGTTAGCCTGGCTCAAACTTTACGCAACACAACTAAAGCAACAGATCAACAGATTGCAGCAACCGAAGATTATATTGATGCAACTGCCAGAGCCACAGGCATTGCAGATGATCAGTTAAGACCATCACTGGATCGTTTGGTCAGATCAACTCAAGATGTCACTAAAGCACAAAAACTTCAACAACTTGCATTAGACATTGCAGCCGGTACAGGCAAAGATTTAGCAGCAGTCACAGAAGCCCTAGGCAAAGCCTATGACGGCAATTTAGGTGCATTAAAGCGTATTGGTGTACCACTTGATGAAAACATTGTCAAGACTAAAGATTTTGATGCAGCAGTCATTGCATTGTCAAATACATTTGCAGGTCAAGCAGCAGCAGCAGCCGAAACATTTGCAGGAAGAATGTCTAGGGTTCAAATTGCAGTTGATGAAGCCAAAGAACAAATTGGATTTGCTTTGCTACCATTTATGGAAAAACTTGCAAAGTTTACAACAGATAATTTAGTTCCAGCACTTGAGGGATTAGTTAATGGATTGACTAGAAGTGGCAAACAAGGATTGACTAAAGCCTTTTATGATGCCGGAACTGGTGCAGTGACATTTGGTTATGACATGGAATCCACTGAGGGTTCAGCATATTTATTGGGTGAGCAATTAAGAGATTTAGGTGATGCAATAGGCAAACTGTTGCAAATTGATCCTACAACTGGTGAGAGTTCATTGATTAAGTTAATTGATTCATTTACAACACTTATTGGAAAGATTGAATCAGCAGTTGCAGCATACGAAAGATTCAAAGAATCATTTATTGGTGGTGCAATTTTAGACATTTCAACTGCACCAATCAGAGCAGCAGGGCAATTAGCACAAGGTGATGTTCGAGGTGCAGTTACTGTTGTAAATAATTTTGGTGCAACCAATTCTAAGTCACAAGCCAAAACAGTTGTCAAATCAATCAACAACGCTGCAAAGGCTGGCACTGTCAATAAGTTTGTCAAGCCAATGATTCCAGGTAGATAATCGTGCCTTGGTCACCAAACGCCACAGTTAAAATTAACGGCACAGCCGTCACCAATTACACACTTGAGGGTGTGCAAATTAGTATGGGTCGTGATGATGTACAACAACAATCATCAGCAGGATTTGCCACAATTGATTTCTTAAACTTGCCATACACAGATGTTGAAATCTTTGACACAATACAAGTTACATTAGATAATTTCACAGGTGTTGATACAACAATCTTCACAGGCTTGGTTACAGATGTTTCAGTTTCAGTGCTTGATGCTGGCACAACAAACACATTTATTACACAGATCAGT